TCGAGATTCTGAGCCGCTGTAGGCACACCTCTATCGCCTACACCGGCGATGTCGATCATTGGAACCGTGCTACCCGGAGCGTATTTTAGCCCGCGTTCATCATAGGCGAAGCCCTTGTCATCAACCCACCGGTCTTGATCATCCTTACCGACGATAGCGGGTGCTTTGTTTAAGATGTCTTGGATCGACGCGTTTTTGAGCTGATCAACGGTCATCGAGTTGGCCGTATACGCTAACGCCGCCACTTCTTGGTCGGTGAGCTTATCGAAGGATTTTCCAGTCGTCTTTTCATAGGAGGTTACCAACCTATCGACTTCAGTGTTGCGAGACTGCTGATCAATCGCTTGATCAACACCTTCGAATTCACCCTGATCAAATGTGCCAGTCGTTCCGGCCGTGACGCCATCATTACCAGCACCGCCAGTCACCGTATTATTGGTAGTTTGGGTATTAGTGGTAGTGCTAACGCTTGTACCAGTATCAGTACCCGTGCCAGTCACAGAATTCGCGGCGATGAGTGCCTCTTCATCAGTCGCACCAGCGGTTTTTGCGGCAACGAACGCCCCAGCACCATCAGTTACGCTATTCGTAATAGATTTTGCAACGGTGGCATTCGACAAGTTATTGGCCGCATTGATGGTGTTGTTAAGTCCCGCCGCCGCGTTGATAATGGCGGCTCCGTTACCCGTGCCTAGTGCGTTAGTGAGGTTTAGTGCGGCTCCGGCGGTCTTGAGATCGGAGCTGTTGGTAAGTGTACCAAGTGATCCTAGCGCACCTGCATAATTACCAGCGTCAATATTCGCCACCACATTGTAAGCGTTCCCGGCATCAGCCAGCGAAATTGTGTCGGTGAGCATTGTACTGCCAGCTAATGCGCCCACCGTGGAATTTTGCAACAGCGAAGACGCCAGTGCGCCCAAGTTGCCTTGATCAATAGCGTTCGCGACGCGAAGGCCAGTAGCTACATCACTAAACCCGCCAACACCCGCAAGACTCGCAAGTCCACCGAGAACATCACCATTATCAATAGCAATCGCGGCATTAATCGCCTGTGCAAAAGGCGCGACTCCGGGTACGAAAGAGGCTATAGCCAACAATGGGGCAAAGTCGCCTATGTTACTGCTAGAAGCCCCGGTGGTGTAAAAAATCGGATTGCCCTTAGCGTCGAATGTAGTGCGAAACGCTGTATTACCCGAACCAGCGTAGGTACCCGACCAAGCGTCGCCCACACCACCACGTTCGCCGTAATCATTGATTAACGCCTTGCCAGTAGCTTTGTTACCAATGACTGTAGTCGTGCCGATTGGTGCGACGTAGGCAGTCGAAGATGTTCCACTTTCGCCACCCTCGTATATCTGTTCGGCTTTAACCAACGCCGCATCGACTTCTTTACCATTTTGATCCACATACCCGACCAGCGTTGCGGTTTGAATGGGCTGGCCGTCTTGATCGACTTGGCCAGTGTAGGAATACTCGTATTGCGGCGTGACTGTTACATCGACTTTTTGCTCGACTTTACCGACTTGATTGATATCTGTTACGCCGTTCGCTACCAACTGCTCAGCCATAGCCCTAGCGTTAGCTTCAGCAGACCCGAATCCTTCACCAGTCCACCTAGAAGTGGTACCTTGGGCAAGGATTTGCTGAGTGACTTTATCGACTGCGGCATTGCTGATATTAAAACTCTGGCCAGCGAGTTCAATGGTACTATTCGCCGCGTTGTTAGCGGCAATTTGATCAGCTTGCGCTTGTGCTTGACTGTCTAGAAAGGCATCTTCACCGGTGTAGGCTTGGGCTAATGCACCAGTTCCAGCCGTGGTTGTGGTGTCTGCGGTAGCACCGGTAGTATTGGAAGTATCGGTAGTCGCTTGAGTCAGTGCACCAGTACCAGACGTAGTTGAAGTATCCGCCGTTACTGTGTAACCGTTTGCCGGAGCCGTGTAAATGCCGTAAGCACTCTGAATTGTAGGTGTGCCAATGCCGAGGTTGGTCAGGTAATCAATCGCTACCTTTTGATTTGCGGCTGTATCTCCCCCTACGAGTCCGATAAATTCCTCGTACGCGTTTGCGATATCTTCAGCCGAGCTTGATGAGGAAAGTCGTTCGTAGAGTGGCATGTCAGTTCACCGCAGGGTTAACAGCATTGACGAGATGCTCGGCCCACACCTGCCAGTCGTCGTACTGGTAAGGTCCCGGAATGCCTTCATTTGTGAACACATCTATAGCCTTGAGTCCCGCACCCCAGTCTTGCCAGTCAGTGCTCGCATCAGGAATCGAGAGTTGTTGAGGAGCGTAAAGCTCGCACATAAGACTCGCCCACGACTCGAAAGTGTGATAGCGAGGATCGTAGACTTGCGCGGGGTTAAGTATTTCAGCCATCAGGGTCTCGAGTCGCCGAGATCGGCGTTTAGAATGACTTTACCAAGCTGGTAGTTGCCGCCCGCCACATTGGACACGAATTTCAAGCGCAATTCGCGGCGTTGCTCGAGCATATCAATTTTGCCAGTATTAGGACCGAATATGTAGGCCGCACTAGTAGTGTCAGTGGTTTGCGCGTACGGCCGTCCAGTGACGTACAGTTCCATGTCGCCGCTCTGCACGAAATCGGGTTCGACACGCTCTAACGCCAGCAACCTGTTGTCGCCTACCGGAGCGGGTTGTGAAGGTCCACCAGCGACCCATCCAAGATCGTTAGTCTCGAAGAATGACTCAATAGCGATTGCGGTAGCACCCGACACCTTGTCCGTCCCGATTTCGTTCTGGTACAACGATACGAAGTTCATTAACGTGGCGACAGTCAGCACGAACCCCGCACCCCCAGCTAGCGCGGCTGAAAGTGTGTTGCCGACTACGTAGTTAACGCCGTGGCCATTGATAACTACGGCAGTCACAATACCGCCAGCTACTGTAATGTTAGCTGTCGCTCCCGTCCCGGCCCCACCAGTAAGAGGTGTGTTATTAAAAGTGCCATTTGTATAGCCGGAACCCGCGTTGGTGATCGTGGCAGTTAGAATACCGCCGGATGAATTCACGTTCCATTCAGCGGCTATGGGGAAAGGGAAAATCTGCGAAAAGAATCCGGCAGATCTTTGTGCCCCAGTCGCTTCGCCCGCGTCGTACCAGCAGTTTTCGCGAACGTTATAGATCACCGCGTCTGTACACTCCGTAGCGTTGCCGCGTGGGTAGAACCACCAAATCTCGCCGAATCGCGGAACTTTAGTAACCCACACCTTCTCGCGGGCGTCGTAGTTCAAGTTATCAAAGAAGTAATTCTGGTTAAACGTGTTCGGGATCTCTTTAACGACACCATTGTAGAGCAAGAACCGGTCAACGCCGCACCAATAGTACACGCCGTCGTACTCGATAACGGATTGTGAGGACAAGATCGAGGACTGGCTCGAAATCAAATCGTATCGCCAAAACTGCGGAGGAGTGCCCACGCCACCTATGTAGGATACCCGTATGAGCGAGTCCAAGCTCCAAAAGAGGCCGGATGGGGCGTTCGATCCGCCGCGAACTGGGAGTCCCTGCACGATCTTGCCGGTGGCAACAGACACTTCGTTAGCGTCGGCCGATACCCAATCATTGGCATTACCAGCTGATGAATTCCTAATCAATCCGTCATTACCGTACACGAACACGTAGGGGTGAAGTGTTACCACGCCGCCCGATACTGACACGTTGTTGTCAAATGTTAACGTAATCGAGGACCCATTGGCCGTAGCTGGTGCAGATATGACTAATGCAGTCGTCGAAATTGATACGACAGTCGCGCCAGAGGGTATGCCAGTGCCGGACACTGACTGCCCCGCGCCGATTAATACATTGGCCGTTGACAGCGTGATATTCGGCGATCCCGATGTTATCGTGGCCGCGACTTGCGTAAACACGCCGATCGGTGCCATGCTAGTACCAGTTATGTTGCCACCAAGCACTGGTGTGTTAACGTTGTTATCGATAAGTGTAAGGTTCTGACCGGGGTGTGCAAGCAAGAGGTTATTACCCGAGCCGCTCACGTCGTAAAATGCGTCAAATTGCCACAAATTGTTAGAATTCGCTGTGAACCCGGAGAGGGTCATGTCAGTGATTCCAGATCCGATGCCCGCGTTGCTGATTGGGAGCAACTGCAAGCCGCCCGAATAACCGCTGAACACGTTATTGAAATTCTGCTGTGGGTTCAGGTAGATGCCACGCGATGGCCCCGCCAAGTCGTTGACGATTTCGCGGAATCCGCCTATTTTACGCGGACGACCACGCTGGAAGCGAACCCAACGGCCGGAATTGTAGAACTGCTTGTCGAATACTGTACCATCCCGCTGGACGCCGGGTTTGGTGTCGAGGGCGAAGACCTTTTTAGTCATGGGAACGTACCTCCAGCGATTCCTACCGGAACCTTCATCCCACTGCTAGAAATATCTACTGCGACCGCACCACCCACCGCGATTCCAAATTGGCCGACGCCGGGACGGTAGACACCAGTACTAGTGTCTGCCGCGAAGTTTAAGGATGGGGTGCCGACTGTCCCATCTACCAAGCTGACCACGGTAGCACCCGCTTGCGTGGTATTAGCATTTAAAAAGTTTACACCATCGCAAATCAGTGTCGCTTGCTGACCCGGCGGCACTACTGCAGTAAAGCCGAGGCCGGTCGTTACTGTGAATGTGAACCCACCGGCAGTGGTTTGATTAGAGATTACGTACAAGTTAACGACAGGTGGAAATGTTACCGTAACGTTACTAGTCAGCGTTCCGACGTATTCTTGAATGTTATTCGCCGCTTCATTGTTGGTGAGGAGCACCGAGCCACCAGTCACGTTTTTAGTCAAAGCAGTGAAAAAGAATTGTGAGCTAACGCCGTAGCCGACGGTCACGTAGGCCGTTCCCGTGCACACGATAAACGCAGACTCTGTCGGGTTGAACGTTTTCGAGCTATTGCCGTCAATTAGTTCCGCGCCGGTACAGGAGATCGTGAAAGACCCAGTACCATTATTTTTGAAAAGTACGAACCAGTTATTACCTAGCGTCGCGGCGGCGGGGAGCGTCGCGGTTCCGGAGCCACTGCCGAAGACTCGAGTTTGCGCTCGATCCGTTGTAGCGAATGTGGTCCCAGTTGTAATGGCCGTGCTCGGATGACTTTGGTTTAGTGTAGCACCACTAGCAACCAGCCCAAATCCAGCGAGCGTTGCGGCGTCAGCTGAAGACGTCCCGGCACCGAAAGCGATTACGCCCCAAGTGCCTTGAGCGTTAGCATTAGTGGTGATGTATATATACTTCGATTCACCCGCCGCTACTGAGACAATGGTGTTTACTCCCGAGTAATCTTTAACGGTAAAAGTGTTCGCGCCGATATTGCGGATTAATGCGTCGTTGCCTACCGAGGTTTGGTTAGCTGGCGGCATGAACAGGTTTAAGCCTGCAGTGCTAGCCGTCACTTGCATAATCCGGGCGGCGTAGTCAGCGTTCGTAGTGCTGTTGGATGGCCAGTTTAGTTGAGTATTGGCCGTCAGAGTTACAGCGCGGAAGCTTACGTCCGTCGGCTGAATGACGTCACCAGTAAAGGGGCTGACGTAACTCATGCATCCACCGCAATTGCTTGACGGTCAGCGATACGGAGTTTATCCTCCTCGGCCAGCGTCCCCATAATAGCGTCGTACTGCGACTGCCACATTGGAATGCGCTCGTCGTTCTTGAGGAATGGCATCGCTTGCAGGAGCGAACCGTAAAGCAATGCCTGTGGAGCGTAGATCGTAAACCAGTTGGTTTGATTGCTCGAATCCAGCGGCTGGACTCGCTCGTAGTAAAGCACCTCGAACGCATAGGCGGCGGCGGGTGTGGGGGCCACGAGCCAATTCGTGTAGTCGTAATCCGCGTAATACTCGGGGATTCCGGTGGCCGTGGGGTCCGGCGAATAATTACGGAGATACTCGTACTTGCGCAGAAGCACCGGCCGACGCTCACCCGCTACTGTAATATTCATTGATACCGTCTTGTGCCACCGGGAGGGCTTCGCAATCACCGCCGTACCAATCACCATGCTACTGGTGTTGACTGTCAGGTTACCGAGGAATTTAATCCGGGACGCAATCACCTGCTCGGCGAGCATGATGAAGAGGGGAATCTTGTCGAGTGTAGCGGTGTCAGTACGGTTAAGATATGACTGAATGTTTTCAACAAGAGAGTCGTAGGTCATCACCGACGCGGCAGTCATAGAAGTCCTTCACACGAATGGCTACGTTGGACGAAATTATACCACGCCTTTAGCATTTGGTCAATCCAGCAAAGCACACTCAGAGGTGCGCCTCTTGAGTAGCCCCGGCAACACCTTGCCGCCGCCTCGGGTCCATAGCATCAACTGCTCTTTCGCACCTTCCCAGTCTCCGGCGTTAACCTTGCGCTTGAGCGTCGAGGTCTGGAGTCGCCCGACACCGAGGTTGTAAGCGAAGTCAACGATCGCATTGCACTTCCGGACGTCCGTAATCAACCCCGGGCAGTTTCGGAGAACCCCGGGAAGGTAGGTGTGCTCAAGCTCGATCATCAGTAGCTCTCGTGCCGTAGGTTCGTCCATCGGGGGATCCTCGAGAGTCACCTTTCGCTTGTCGGCGTAGTAAGTGCTTCCGTACCCGATCGTGGCTACGTTAGCTGGGCAGAGGTAGGGCTTGGCTCGATACCCCTCGTACCGGCGGCAGAGTTCGGCGGCAAGCTCCAGATTCATATGCCACGTTGCTTCAGAGTACGGTCAAGGAACCAGTAGTTAATGGTGCCGGACAGCAAAGCGGAGAAGTCGGGGGTCATCATAGTCTTAAACACTTCGACGGCGGGTGCTCCGGCGAGCCAAGCGTTCCAAGCGAACCAGATGTGGATGAAGGACCAGACGAACAGTATCCAGTAGGTCACTAGGGGTCGGACGGATGCCGAAAGCCCTGCCACCCAACCACCAGCGGCTTTAACCATCTCGGCTTGCTGGATGATTGCATTGTTAAAAGCATCCATCACCCCGACGTCCACTGCCGCTTCGCGCTGTGCTCCGATCTCGGCGAGCTTTTGCTGACCCCGGAGCTGTTCCAGCTCGCACTGACGGGCGAACATGTTTAGTTCGTGCATCCGTTCATTCTTTTTGTCGAAGAACTTCAGCACTTCGGGGGCCAAGCGGAACACGCCGCCGAAGATGGAGCCGAGTAAGCCCCCAGATAATATATCAAGCATTGGATTCCTTTATCGTAAACATCAGGTTTTTATGCGCAGGGTAATTGACAATTACTTCACCCTCAGGGCACTTGTACTTAATGTGAGCCATCAGAGTGGCAACGCCGGGAGTCACTTGAGCAGTGGTGTCAAGCTTGAACTTGTATCCGAACTTGTCCACTGTGTCGCTGGCTGGACCTGAAAACGTCGCGATACTGGGCTTTGCTGGGTGTACGACCAATTCAGAATCCCGCACCTCCAGCTTGAACGCCGTAACTTCGCAGTTGTCCCTAATCTTCTGACGAGCTACTACGACCTTAAACTCACCATTGGCGGGTGCATCGGATATTTGAAAGTGTTCCGGTGCCCACTTGAGAATATCTTTGTGAAATACGCCGAACTTGTCAGCTAACGTGTACCCACCACCAATCATTGCAGTAGACGCGGTCACCGCGCCAATTACTTTGGTGTAATACTCGAGTTCCACTTAGATCCCCAGTAACTTCTTCACGAATTCGGCGGCAACGCCCGGTCCGAGAAGCACTGCGGCAATAGTGATGTAGAGCAATATCTCGATTGTCTTCATCCGCTTCTTGCCGCTATCGAGCGATTCGTTGATTCGCTCGTAACGCTGTGCACAAATCGCTTCGTGCACCGACAATTTAGTCTCCATTGATTCCATCGTCAGCCTTAGGAGCTTCGGGCATCTCAGGAGGTTTAGCGGCTTCTTGAATTGCTTGGATTAGTTGGAAGACTTCTTGGTAGGGGCGTGTGCCCAAGTAACCTAAGATTTGATTGGCTGTCTCAATTGGAAGTTGTAAGATCATGCCAACACCTTGTCCATCGTTGCTTGTGTGATTGCACCAGAGTCAACCAACATCTGCAAAACAGGGCCAATCATCTCAAGGGTCTGAGCACTTGCTGTCTCAATCTTTGCAGTCTTGATAATGTTTGATTCATCGTTGTCCCACTTCACACGCTCAAGCAGAGTCATAGCAGAACGCAGATCGTTGGCTGTCCAAAGCCTTGGAAGTACAGGTCTTTCCGCTGGCTCAACATGCACAACAGGCGGATTAGTCCATGTACCACTAACAAGCGTAGCACCCATTTGGATGTCATCACCTACTTGCGTGTTGTAAAACGCCGCAATCTCTGGGGTGTAGTGCAAATCGGGGTGTCCGGGGCAGATGTCGCGAACCGTATTTTCTTCAATCCATGCGTATTTCATAATTAACCTCTCCAAAAAACCATTACACAGCCATTGCCACCGTTGCCGCCCACAACTATGGAGTTGGTTGAATATCCGTTCGATACCCCACCACCGCCACCACCTGCTGGGCCACCTTTACCCCCCTGACAATTACTATTAGCGCCAGTGTTGTTTCCGTAGCAACCGCCACCTCCACCCCCAAGTCCGCCAGAGCCACCAATCAGGTATATGTCATTTTGATTTCCGTAAGTGCCACCACCGCCGCCACCAGTGCCACCAGTTCCACCGTAAACCATCTGACTAGCCGCCCAAGCCGCCGCGCCGCCACCACCACTGCCGGGGCCACCGTTACCCGCGAAGATAAAATTACTGTTAACAGCACTTGCGGCTCCGTAACCTCCTACACCTTTAAGAGAGCAATTAACAATATCGAAATAAGATTCAGGAACAAATCCTTGACTTTGCGCGGCATAACCAGCATAAGAAGAAACATTACTCTGACCAAAGAAGCCGTAGTAGTCACCGCCACCACCTTTCATTCCACTGTTACCTTCGGTGTTAGCTTTACCTGACCAGTTGTAGCTAATATTGCTAGTGTTAACTGGGTACTGTCCATATCCATGAGACCCGCCACCACCTGAATTCGTAGACTCCATAGCATCAAATATTCCTCCACCACCAGTACCTTGCGCGACATTGTTAATGTTCGTAACGCTTTGGATGCTACCGAAGTAATTTGCGCCACCACCGTTTCCTACCCATCCACCGCCCCCTGTACCTCGAGCTTCGGTAATACCAGTTGAGACAGCAAAACCACCCCTACCACCTTGTCCGTAAGGTGAACCCGAACCGCCACCACCACAACCGCGACCTACAGAACCACCTGCTGTACCATTATCCCCGCCTCTACCACCGCTGTAGGTAACTGACCAAGCCGCGCCAGATGAACTACCTGCTCCGCCAGCACCGCCTGTAGCGCTTAAAGCACCAAGTCCGCCGCCAGTAGCGGTTAAAAAAGTACTAAAGGATGAAGTTCCACCTGCTGTAGCGGCTCTAATGCCTGCGGCGTAATTACCAACACCACCAGTACCGATGGTTACTGAGTAGCCAGTGCCGGGAGTCACGTTAATAATTCCCATAGCAAACCCACCACCGCCACCGCCAGAAGAATTGCCTGCGTTAATGTTGGAAGCACCGCCACCACCACCGCCCCAAACGAGCACCATGACCTCGGTGATGCCGGGAGGCGCAGTAAACGTACCGCTTGCAAAGAAAGGCTGAACAGCGTTAAACCGCTGTGCCAATGGTTGGAAGTTGCTTAAATTGCTCATTAGATTACTCTCCAAGTAGAACCGTTGTAAACGAAAGTTGTTGCCGCGCCATTAACTGCCATGGTCATGTTTTCTGCCGCACCCATGATAGTAGATCCGTTACGAGCGACTGTCAGTGGGTACTGTCCAAAAGTTCCAATGCTGTCCATCACCTGTACTGCGTTACCAGTTGAGGGTGAAGAGGGCAGTGTCAATGTCCATGATCCTGAGCTTGTGTTAGCCAAGATGTTGTCGCCTGATACGGCTGTGTAGTTTGCAGTCTTTGCTGTGAAGCCGCTACCACCACCTGCTGACGCCCAAGTAGGTGCAGAACTTGAACCAGAGGATGTTAACACTTGACCTGCTAATCCGTAGTTAGCACCTGATAAGCCAAATGCGCCATTTGCCGCAATGCGGAGACGTTCACTGCCACTTGTAATAAACGCTATTGGTTGATAAGAGCCAGTAGCTGACCACGTTGCTTCAATGTTAAAAACAGAAGCATTGTTATAAAGACTTAGAAAACTGTCGTTGGCAGACGCTTCAACTGCAAAGCCTTGAGTTGATGACGAACCAGTTGATTTGACAGAAACTTTTGACGAATCAATACGCATGCGTTCTGTTGTTGTTGACCCATTTGTACTTGTTAAAAATTGAATTGTCGGAGTACCAATAGCGGCTTCAACAGCAGTAATAGCCAAGCCACCATTGTTTGTAATAGTGCCGTATTGAAGATTACCGCCTGTATAGCGACTAACTCTTAAACCACCAGTAAAGAAACTGTCTGACGTTGGCACTATTTCAAACTTTTGCGCATCCCAAGTAAGCGCTGAGCTAGTAGCTAATGCGCTTGACGATGAGGCGTAAACAACTCCATTCGCATTGAATGATGTTAGACCTGTACCGCCGCTAGTCGTAGGCAGGGCAGAGCCTGACAAACTGATCGCCAAAGTTCCGCTGGTTGTAATCGGCGAACCTGTGATCGACAAGAACGCTGGAACCGTAGCCGCAACGCTAGAAACAGTACCAGTTGCGCCACCAGAAGATGCCAACAAAGTAACCGTACCTGCGCTGTTCTTTGCATACAGCTTCATGTCGGCAGTGTTGAGAGCTAACTCTCCATTGACAAGGTTGCCAGACGAAGGAACAGCCGCCGCAGTGCTACTGAAGTAAAGGGATATGGGCGTAAAGCCTGCTTGTGCCATTAGAAGGTTCCTCCGAAGATGCCAGTCGTGGCATTCAATGTTGTAAATGCGCCAGTTGACGTCGTCGTCGCACCAATTGATGTTCCGTCAATTGTCCCACCAGTAATAGCCACAGTACCAGCGTTTTGTGTCGACATTGTGCCGAGTCCAGTGATCGCTGTATTGGGGATCGTGGTGGAGGCGGACATTGCGCTTGTGCCGTTGCCGAACACATAGCCGGATAGTGTGGTTGCACCTGTACCACCGTTAGCGACGACCAATGTCCCAGCTAGGGTGATGGTTCCTGTTACGGTAACAGGGCCACCAGATGTTGTCAGTCCAGTTGTACCGCCAGACACATCCACGCTTTGCACCGTACCACCAGCGGCGGGGGTTGCAGAGATTGTGATGCCACCAGCAGTGTTGGAGATGCTAACGTTCGTACCAGCAGTCAAAGTCGCTAGGGAGTAGCCTGTACCGTTACCAATAGCCAACTGACCATTAGAAGGCGTAGCGGTTAATCCTGTGCCGCCGTAAGCGACACCAATAGCTGTACCGTTCCATGTACCAGCAGTGAGAGTTCCCACACCGGTTATACCAGTGTAAGAGCCGCTCAAACGGCCTGTAGGTAGAGTACCCGAGGTAATGTTGGCGGCGTTGGTCGTGTCGGTAGTCGCAGAAGGTGCAAGACCCGATACAGCACCAGCGGCAATCGCAATCGCTGTGTTGGTAACCGAAGTCACGCGACCGTAGGTATCGACGGCGAACACTGGAACCTGTGATGCGGAGCCGTAGGTAGCGGCGGAGACTCCCGAAGTCGCTAAAGCTATTGTAACAGCCGCTGAGCCGTCATAGCTCGTTCCCGTGAGTCCCGTACCTATAGTCAATGCATTCGGATTCGCGGCAGTGATCGTGCCAGATGCACCCAAAGCGATGGATGTACCGTTTACCGTTACCGTACTATTCGCCAATTGTGCGTTTGTCACAGCTCCAGACGTGATCTGGTTTGCGTTTATTGCGATTGATGTGTCGCTGGCGCTGGTAATCTGACCTTGTGCGTTGATCGCCAAAGTGGGAACTTGAGAGGCAGTTCCGTAAGAGGCGGCGGTAACACCAGTATTGGTAATACTGAAAGTTGTGCCAGACAACGTAAGACCAGTTCCTGCGCTATAAATTTGCGCAGAGCTGATTTGAGCGAACGTGATATTTGTCGTGCCAAAAACAATAACGCCAGAAGTGTTGCAGGTGTAGGTTTCTCCAGCACCAGTTGCGCCTTGTTGGACGAAGAAAGTTGAACCTTCACCTAGCGTTGATGCACTAGTAAGTCCGTATGTATCGGTATCGGAAGAACGAGTTAAAACCCAATTCGTTGAAACAGAGCCTACGCTAGTCACAACGTACACGCCGTTCTGAGTTTGGTTCGTCTGCGAGTAAATTAAAACACGGTCGCTGACTGAAAGGGTAACGCCATCGATTACCAATGCGGCTTGTGTTCCTGCGTTGGTCAATGTAGCACCAACGCCGACTCCAGCCCCGCCCGGTTGGTTGTAGGTCGCATTCAGATTGATGGGCGACTCGACGCGCACTGGCGCATGAAAGTGAATTCCCGAAGCAACAAGACCGTCTACATACTGCTTGTTGGCAATGTCTGTTGCGGCAGTAGGTGCAGTGGTAACCGTACCAGTCGTCGTCGCCAGCGCGGTGAACGTACCCGCCGCAGGGGTCGAAGCTCCGACTGTCGTCCCGTTGATCGTCCCGCCCGTGATCGCGACAGCAGTCGCGTTTTGGGTAGACATAGTCCCGAGACCAGAAACCTGCGTGTTGGCAATCGCAATATTTGTATCAGCCAAAGCTGTTAAGCGACCTTGCGCATCAACAGTAGCGGTTAATGTTTTGGATGCCGCGCCATAAGAGCCTGCTGTCACAGCAGTGTTGGCAAGGTTGATCGTAGTCGCGGTCGAGCCATTGAAAGATCCTGCATCGAATCCAGTGCCAAACGTCAACGCATTTGTTGTGTT